ATATTGTAAATAAATATCTCCATCATTACCTCCAGATGGAGCCGCTGTTCCATAAGTAATTACGGTTCCTGATAAGCCACTTGATCCTGAAGTACCCGAAGTTCCACTACTTCCGCTAGACCCGCTGCTTCCACTTGATCCTGAAGTACCCGAAGTTCCTGAAGTGCCACTTGTTCCAGAGCCACCACCACCACCACTTTGATCAACCCAAGTAGTATCATAATTTGCGTTTGAGGCTTTTGCTAAAACTTGTCCACTTGTTCCACCAGTCGGAACACCAATACCATTTATTCCAGACGAGCCTGAAGAGCCACTTGTTCCTGATGATCCGCTTGTTCCAGAACTGCCTGAAGTGCCGTTTATACCTGAACTACCTGATGTACCATTTATGCCTGAGCTGCCACTAGATCCACTAGAACCAGACGAGCCTGAAGAGCCGCTTGTTCCTGATGATCCGCTTGTTCCAGAACTGCCTGAAGTGCCGTTTATACCTGAACTGCCTGATGTACCATTTATGCCTGAGCTGCCACTAGATCCACTAGAACCAGACGAGCCTGAAGAGCCGCTTGTCCCTGATGATCCACTTGTCCCAGAAGATCCAGAAGTTCCATCGATTCCAGATGAACCGGAAGTACCATCTATTCCTGATGATCCACTTGTGCCAGATGAACCAGAAGTTCCACTGGTTCCTGAAGTCCCATTTATTCCGTTTGTTCCATCTATACCTGATGTACCGTTAGTGCCAGAGGTTCCATTTATGCCGGAAGTTCCCGAACTGCCAGAACTTCCGCTGTTTCCAGGCGGACCACCCGCTACCGCAGTGACATTTATATCATTGCAATTAGCATCAATAACTATATCATATATACATCCCATATATTAATGTGTTACGTCTGAACAAACATTTAACCTAAAACTAAACAAAGTTCTATTTCCTATTCCAGTAGAATAAAAATGCACATCACCATATAAATTTATAGGTGGAAAATTTCTTGTTTGTGACGCAGGTACATCAAATTTTACTTGAGCATTTCCTGAAACACCACTTATTACAGTTGGAAAAAAACTATATAATAATTCTCCATCAGGATGAGTTCTTATTTGACCTGAACAAGTTAAATTATCAAAATTCAAAACTTGAGATTCCAAATTGATCGTTTGAGAATCTAAATCATCGCCCCTAATTACTGATAGCTGGACAACTGCCACAAATATTATTACACGTTTTTTTACACATGTGATAATAAAAAAAACCCCAAGAAATATCTTGGGGAATAATCTTCTTTACAATTATATTTATTGTGTTTTTTCTTGTTGCGAAGCGTTTTGCAATCTTTGTCTATTTGCGAGTTCTTGATTAAGTATAGATAAATTATTTTTAGCGATTTCTAATTTATTAAGCTCATCATAAGCTAAAGCTTTAAGTTGAACTTCGTTGAACTGTCCCAAATCTATCTTATTCTGTTCCATAATGTTAAAATTCTTTTAAAATTTTTATTGTTTTTTGATGTTGAGGGTTATTAGGATCTAAAATTAATGACGGATTTTGAACCATCATTGAAATAGTTCCTTTACTTGTTGATTTAAATTCCCGCAATAATTTATCTCTAATTTGCTGTCTAGAACCACTTGCGAATATGCCAATTTTTTCGCACATATGTTGCATATCAACAATAGTCATTTCACTTAATTTTTCTGTAAATATTTCAATATTAGACGTACCAAATGGATTCATCTTTTTAATGCCTAGAATTTCTTCTAGTTGTTTAACTTTTTCAATATCTGGATCAGTATGAACTTTACCATCAGCAAGATTTATATTGTCAAGCTCTGACTTAACTGGTTCAGGCTGTTTTGCATTTACTGATTTATTCTTCTTTGTGGTTTTCTTAGCCATATACTATATTACACAAATTTGATAATATTCAATAAAAAAGGCGTTACCCTTACGGATAACGCCTAATTTATGACGAACCGACTATATATTAGACAACTAGACCAACTAGAGCGCGATTGTCGAGAACCATGCGGCCCTCTTCAAGTGAACCATAGTAACCGATCTTGCCCTGACGAAGAGTATACTGATCATCAGCGACGAGGTTGAACTCAGAACCGCTGTCAGCATCAACAGCGATAGCGCGAATCAAAGAATCGCGTGATCTGTCAAGACCAACGATAATCTCTTCAGTAGCACCATTGAAACCTGTAGCAGTGCCACCGTAAGCATTGATACCATAGTGGTCAGCATAAGCTGTGGCACCAGCGACAGTATCGAAGATTGTGTTGAACTTCTTACCAACACCGAATTCAAGAATTTCCATGATGCTAACACCATAGAACTCAGGAAGACCAGCTTGGTTAAAGATTTGATCGCGGACCGCATCTGTTGCAACAACTGGAGCGTTAGCAGCGGTGTTAGAACCTGCGGCGATTGGAGCTACGGCTGTATTGATAGGATTGTAAGCCATGCCACGAATCTCTTCAACGATTTCTGGAGAAACGATAAGATCTGTTAGACCTCTACGAGCGCCAGAAGGAGTTCCACCAACGAAAGAAGCGTTGATACGCTTGATCTTAGTGAACAACTTATTAAGATCGTTCAATACAAAACGACCAGCAGCAGCAGTACGGAAAACGTGATAGTTATTTGCAGCAGTAGCATCATTTCCGGTGGAAGCTTGAGCTAGAGCAGTCATGAGGAGGTTAGCAGAAGTTCTCTCTTGCCTTAGCATAACTTCTTGAGCTAGGCGAGTAAAAGACTTACTAACTACATCTAGACGACTCTTGGCGGCATACTTCTTATCGAAAGCTACAGCACTATCGAGACGATAAGTAGCAATCTTTAACTCAGAAGCGAGAGGTTGAACTACGTTCTGAGGTAGACCACCAGCTACGCTCTGGCTGTAAACCTTAATATAGTCCTCATCGAAAATATCATAATATAGGTCGAGAGGAATTGAAGGATTATCTTCAGCATTGAACTGAAGACTGGTGAACAAGTTAGAAACAGTAGGAGCATTGTTGATAACTTCAGCCAAAACTGGACCAATGAATTCAGCCAATGCAACTTGAGCGTCAAAGGCTACTTCACGGTTCTTAGAGGCTAGAGCTTTGATTAGCTCAACTTGTTCATCTGTTCTCTTTAAAACGATTTTCATATTAATAAATTGTTATAGATTAGACAACGTAAGATGTGGTACAGTCGATCTGAACTAGAGCGAATTTGCCAGTTGTACCGGCAGCGGCATAATAATCACTCTTACCATTCTGAGAAGTACGAGTACCTGTTCCAAGAACACGACCAATAATACTTGTAGTTCCAGTGAGGGGAGAAATAGCACTAACTGCTAAACCAGAAACTTTACCAGCGTTTGCTGATATAATCAAATGGCTATTTGGGGCCATTGATGCATCAACCCAGTCGATAGCAGTATCAGCTAGAGTGAAAACGCCGCGAGTAGCTACAGGAACAGCCTGTCCAGTGAGAACAGCTTGTAGTTCAGCACGTTTGACAGGATTGTAGAGTAATCTCTCACCATTTTCATCAGCAGCAAGGGTCTGATTTAGTGTTAGACCAAGAACTGGCTCACCAGCTGTTGCAGCAGTGAAGCGCAAAGGTACAGCAGGATATTGAGCAGCACCCAAGAAAGGATAATCTGCCTTACCAAGTGTATTTGTAATATCGGTAGCTGTGTATTGAATTGGATCTAAATCCAAGTTACCAGCAGATACCTTGACGAAAACACCAGCTGAACCATTGCCATTTGTAGATGGACTGGCATCAACAGTGTCGCTAGCGTACATATTGATAACATCAACGTCGCTATACTGTCTGAATGGATATAATCTTAGTGACATATATTTTTAAAATTTTACTGTGATATTTTCCTTACTGAAAGCCTTACCTAGTCTTTCCTTCCAAGAAGTCTTTGTTACCGTTGGGGTATTCGTCTGAGAAGGAATAGTTGGCTCTTCGCGTTTAGCATTTGCTAAAGCTGTTTCAACCTCAACTGTCTTCTCGACAACTTCAGTTGGTTGAGTCTTTACTTGTCCCATTCTCTTAGCCAACTCGGCCTCAAGACGGTCTTGGAAAATCTTATCTTGATCTAGCTTTGAAGCTTTGTTTTTGTGTCTGAATATAACAGCGAGCTTCTCCTTATATGAAGCAAAAGCCTCATCAGTTGTAGCTAAAGCGGAAATTTCCTTTGCTAAATAACTACGATCAACTTCGTCTAGATCATACTCGTTATCAAGAGAAGCCATTCTTGAATTATAAATCTCTTGAGCAGCTTGAGCTGAAATTGTATTCTGAAGCTCTTGTAACTTAGCGGCAGTTTCAGCGAGCTTCTTGTTGTTGTCTTCAAGATCCTTCTTGAACTGTTCAGCTTGAGCTATAGCTTCAGCCTTAGCGACTTCAGCTTTTTCCATCTCTAGCTTAATTTCTTCGTTCTTTTGTTTAATGCTGTCAGCGATTTTAGCAGAAATTGAGGCAACTGCTTCTTCACTAAACTTAACAGTTTCTTGCTTTTCAGCGAGAACTGTCTTTAATGCAGATAGTATTTGTTCTAAATCCATAATTTTAGTTTTGGTATTATTTACAGGTTGTTTATCAGATTGTGAAAATAATTTATTATTTAAGCTAAGTAAATCTATAGAATTTATCTCGTAGCATTCAGCTTCTTCAACTTCCATTTCATTTTCTTCATTATCCTCCTCCTCATTATCCTCTTCGTCTTCTTCATTTTCGGTTTTCATTGCTGATGTACCATCATCAATAACAACTCCTTGAACATCAGCAGCAGGATTTGTATCTGATAAAATTTTATTTTCACCATAAGATGAAAATGCAGAATTAACAATATGACCAACTACTCTTTGCTTTTTATGTTCAATATTTGTTGGTTTATGTATGAAATATTTCTTAAAAGCAATAGCTGTATTCGTATCGATTCCATCACCATTTTTGTTAAAACGATTTACAACAGCAGCATTAAAAGCTGCACCAACTAAATCTACATTCTTATCTAAATTAACAGTTGCTGGAATAATAGATTTTAATGGTTCAAGTGAAGCTTGAGATAACAAAATATTTTTATCAAAGTTCACAGAAGCGGTAACAATATTCTCAAATGATGTCTTATAAAGGAACATATTATTAGATTTTACACTGAATATTTAGTGCTGTGATACAAAAGACCAGCGGCATAACTATCTAGTTCGTGTTCTGCGGCAACATTTTGAATATTATTTAATATTCCTAATTTGTCTAATTTTGCAGGATCATTAAGAACTTCAATGGCTAAATTATTCCATGAATCCAATTCTGAACCCATTATAATTGCTTCAGAAATACCATTAGCTAATTTCTTTTGTTCGACATTTAAAGATTTCTTTGAGTATTTCTTTTTTAAACCAGATTCAACTAAACTATATAAATCTTTAGTTCTGTCTAATACTTTTGCAATCGCATCTTTAGAATAAACTGATGCTTTTGCGCCAATTGGACGACCTTTTTCATTTGGAGTGGATGTCTTTTTATTTGGAGTCGCTCCACCTACGTCAGGCAATGGAGGCGGAATAACAGGAACGCCGCCAACAATTGGATTGTAATAACCTTGTTTTCTTTCTTGAACAAATTTTTCTTGAGCAGAAGCAAGCTCTTCTTTGGTTGGATAAATTCCTGTTTCAATAACCTTTATTCCTTCTTCAGGAGGAAGAATACCAAGCTCCATCATTCGCGTAACTACACGATTAAATTGAGTTTCATCTTTGATTGATACTTCTTCAAACTTTGCAATTGGGCATTTTCCTTTGAATCCTAAATTACGAAAAATCAATTCCATTTCAGGCTGTAAAAAATCATTTAAGAAAGCTTTTCTAGCTTCCTTTAATCTTTCGAAGAACACTTGAGCTTTTACTGTTGTATTAGCAAATTTTTCGGAACCAATTAATATATTTTGCAATCCTTCTTTTATATCTTCATTGACTATTTTATATTTTTCATAACCTAGAACTCTATTCATATCTGGAATAATAAATTCGGCTTTTGTCGTATAATCAGCGACAAGAACTCTACCAACCGATTGATTACTCAAAAGACTTTGCATTGCTTTAATATTTTTATGATTGATGCCACCTTTTGTTGGCTCAGTACCCATAGTAATCAATAAAATTACATTCTCGATTGTGCGGCAAATAGCTTGATCAATCTTTTTCATTTCCATTTTAAAATTAATATCATCAAGAACTGCAAATCCAAAAGGCACAGCAAAAGGTTCATAGTCTTGTTTCTTATAAAAAGAATATATAATATTAGTAGGATTTATTTGTATTTTTAGTCCATCTCTTGCCCATTGCCCATTAGTGATCTTATTTTGAGTCTCTTTATCTAAACTATTAAAAACCATTTTATCATGCTCGTTTTTTGGTGAGCGAAGTCTTTCTAATTCATATTCAGAAAGAATTTTTTGATAAACAACTTGATGCCAAGAACTAGTATGATTTGTTGTTAGATAAAAAGGATTCAATAAAATATATTGAACTGGAATCGAATTCTTTATGTCATAATTAGTTGGATAATTATATAATTTTATATCTGTATTATAAGAAGCTCCATCATATGAAGCGTATGTTTCTAGAATCTTTTGGAAGTCATCGATCTCAAACTTAGCATTAATCTTGTAAAAGAAAACATTACCACTACGATAATACTCGCGGAAATACTGATCTTTAATATTCCACATTCTTGTATACTTCATCCATTTGGCAAAAAAGTCCTTAGCTTTCTGACTACCTCCCTCAAGATAAATCTCAGCGTTAGCAAACTCAGACATGATATCTACTGCATTTCTAAAAATAGCGACATTAGCATAAGCTTTTTGACACAATTCAATAGCATCGCGGATATTATATCCGTTTACAGAGAACTCAAAAGGTAATAAACCTTCACGAATATTACCATATTTATAAATTTTTGGTCCTACATATGCTAGATTGCGACGAAGATTAGTTGTTTCGCCTGAACCTGTTCTTTCATAAGTCGAAGCTTTTGATTCTTGCTGATAGAATGGATCTCCAACTAAAGAAGGTTCAGAAAAATCTTTCAACATAGCGTCCAAAGGTTGTGAATGTTCTTCATTAGCTTTAGAGAACTTGTTCCAATAATCTGAACGTTTATTATATTTACGACTCATGTTAATAATAGTTACACATTGTAACTTTAAAAGTGACTTTTAAACTTTAAGCAATAAACATTGGTTCAAAAGTTTCAGTTATATCTTCAACATGAGTGTTATTCATATCAAAGTAAATTTTACATAACCAGTTACCTAATACCAATGCAGAATAACTATCTTTACGAGGTTTATCAGGTCCAGATTTACGTTTCAGATTAGGTGGTAAATCAAAATTCTGCATACCTTGAGAAGAAGTTGTTATTTGTATCAAAGCGCATTCTGTTTTTGTAAGCATAATCATATCTGATAAATGTTCAACAAAGTCAATCATCTTCGCTTCTTCATTTTCTTTTTCAGTATCTAAAGCATTAGAGAATTTCAAATCTGAAATACCTATATGTTTTTTAGTTTGGCTTCTAAAATTATCATCAATTGCTCTACTAGCAAAATAAGTACGACGATGATCAAAGTTAGCTTGTAATAACTCATTAGCTAAACGTATCCATCCAGAAGTTGGCTTTCGCAAGAATACGTATTTATAATCTGATTTATTATATTCAGTCTTTGCGGAATATAAATTTTGAGCATACTCTTCTGGTCTCTCAAATTCAGTTACCATTGGTTTTAAATTGATTTTGGCATCTTTAAACAATTCACTTTCGTTGCAAGAATTCATAAACTGAACGCCACCGTTATAGTCCATACAAACACCTACAATATTAAAGTTCTGCAATATATATAAGAAATATTTTATATGATCTTTTAATGAAGATCCAGAAAGAGCATATGAATGTACTAATGTGTTTATCTGTTTTTCTTTATTAATCTTTAATACTTGAATTGCGAAATCATCTGATGATTCAGTTTCTGACCAAGAAGGATCAACGGCTAAAATATACTCATCTTCTGGATTTCCGACAACTTCAACAGATGGAGCTTCGCCATCTGGAACTGTACATAAAGCCATCTTAGATATTTTAAAATATCCAGAACTGTCGTCACTAAATTGAGCGCCAAACTCACGCAAGAATTGCGACTCACTCATTGTGGCCTTCGCTTGATTGATTAGATTCTGATCATATAGTTGCAATGGAGCGCAATCATAAGAGAGCTGCATAATGCAACGTTTTGTTTTTTCTTTGTTTTTAGGGTTGAATATCAAATTCTCATACTGCTCATAAAGCTTATATAAATATTCAAATTTGAATGAAGCAGAAGACAGCGCAATTAATTTATTATTAGGCCATATATATCTGTCGTCTTCAGTCATCTCGCCTTTAGCGATCAACTGTGTTTCTAAATTATATAATTCTTCTCTTTGAGTAGGATTCTGTACTACTGACAAGAACGGTACTATAACTTCGTTATAAATTCGTTCAGGCATCAAAAGAAACTCGTCAATAATTATCCTATGAAAACGGAAACCACGAAGCTTTTCGCCATCGCCCAAAGGCAATGCGCGAATTCGACTTTTACCAATTTCCATCACCCATTCGTCATTAGACTTTGATACCTTTGTAATACATTGTTTTAAAAGATAAGCTTCAGGTTTTGCAGCAATATCTTCTATCTTTTTAAATATCATTTTTGACTGGCGAAAAGAGCGCGATAATATACCTGTTTCAATTCCTTGATTCAATATAGCATCTAATACTGCATAAATACCGCATGTATACGATTTTGAAAGCCCACGACTCCATACAGCTAAAAAATAATCACTTTCTAACATTCCTTTAATAGCCATGTGTTGAAAAGGAAATAACTTTACGCCAGTGATTAAATCAGTAGCAAAAGTAGTATTATTGCGAAGAAATTGATAAAACAATAACTTCGCTTCTCGTTCTTCTAAATAACCAGGAATCTTTGCTAATTCCTCATTGGAAATTAAGCGTGATTTCCTTGGTACTTGATTCCCTATTTCCCACATAATCTAAAAAATATTGTATGTCTACCTGCCACAGTGACTTACCATGATATAGTAATTTTGGTATAATCTCTAATGATTTATTTCTATCGCCAGTAAATATAAATTGCGTATGTCTTGGATATTTATGGCACAAGCTACGCATATTATGAAAAACATATTCTAGATTTGTTTTTCTATTATATTTCTTTTGATTTATTAAAATATTTGCTATAGTTGTCTCTACAACAACAAATAAATAACAATTCAGCTCAACAGCTCTTTGGACTTCACGCTCAAACCTTTCAATGCCAGAAGCCATTGTTCCAAGAAAATCTGATTCACTTTTTCTGTCAACAAATGTGTTAGTAAAATATTTCTTATCAGCAATAAGATAATCTCCAACATAAATTTTTTCAACTTTTGTATTTTCAAAAGATAATGGATCTTGCTCCCGAGTATCTACAAGAATAGGCAACTTAGAAACATCAGTTGATTTAAAAACTTCAGGTAAATTTTTATTAAACAATGGTTCAATATTCAATAATTTACAAGCAGCAGTATATGAGTTGAAATATTTTTTATATATAGTCAAACTCGGCATATTCAATGTAATCAACTCATTATGAAATGGAGCAAAACGATAACTCTTTTCATCAACTCTTTTCTTTAAAAGTTCCAAGCACTTTTCTTTTACAATTTCTGGATTATTAGCTTTTTCCCATTTCAAGAATTCAGAATAATCAATAAATTCTGTTTCAAAATACTGCTGCTTGTTCTTAAAAGGTATTCTTTGACGATAGTACAATGAATATCTTGGAAAATGAGTACAATAATATTCTGCCTGATAAAGATTATGCTTCTTTAAATGGGCATGAAAAGCTCTATCGTTATTGAAAGACTCGCTACAGATTTTGCACTGAATCATATAGCATCTTCTTTAGAAATTCCTAAAATTCTAGCTTTCCAAGATGACATATTCTCCAATCGATCAGCTTCTTCTTTAATTGTTCGTTTTTGCATATCAGCGATTTGTATCATCATCTTGCGCTCTTGCTCATCTTGGAATAGCTCTACAAGATTAAGAATAGAAGCGTTTTTTTGATGCGTTAGTTCTACTCTCTTTGAGCGTTCACCGTTTAATTTTTGAATACTCTTATCTATACGACTTGCACACTGATTATATTCTTCAGATATAGTCTTAAGAACTTCAGTTAGACGCATAGTAAAATCTTTCTGATCTTGCGTCTCATTAAACATTTCATTGATCTTATTCTTTTTAATATCAATCTGGCGAAGATTGATGTAATCCATGCAAACATTTATATATAAATTTATTTCATCAACCGTAAGATCAGGCTTATCCCAAACTGATCGAACGAACTCCGCTTCAAATAATTCTTTATCTGTAGAGCTGTTATAAGAATCGTAATTGCCGACAAAACGTGGACTAGACAAGTAAGTCAATAGTTTTTCCATGCATTTTCTATGCTGCAAAGATAATTTATCTTCTGAAATGTTTTGACCCGCCCAACGATTAACTTTATTTATTACAGTTTTAATAGAGCGCGGGACTGAATATTTATCTCCAATACCTGATTCATTATCAACAAGATGATCTGGATGTTTTTCTTTTATATATTTTTGTACAGCTCTATATTCTGGCGTGATAAAAATATTTAAATTTTCTATTCCTGCAAATTTTTCATGGAATATCAATTCTGTGGCTTGTCTAGGTGTAATACCTGTTTTTATATTTTGATCGATAAATTCACAATTTTCTTTTGACAATATTTCGATCATTTGCGTGGGTTTTGGTTTTTCGCTTTTTTTAGCAAAACCTGTTGAAATCAAAAAATCTCTAACTATTTTTGATTCTTTTGATCTTCCAGTTAAATCTTCACGATTATAAAGAAGATTAGCCAAGACAACATAATCATGAATATCTTCATTTATTTTTTTTAATATAAATGCTTTTTGATCGTCACTTAACATATCACAGTGAAAATAAATCGTTATCTTTTAATAAATTTTGTGCTTTTAAGTATAGCATTTTTTTCAAATTTTTTATTTGCTTGTAACCAGCTTTTCTACCTTTTTCGTTCGTTTTAAACTTTAAGATTTTAGCTACCTGATCATCAGAAAGATTATCAATAAAAAACATTTTATAAATAAAAAAATGTTTATCACTTAAATTTTGTTTCATCAAATCGTGTAGTTTTTTTTCAGCTGTTTTAAAATCATAAGTTTGAGAAGACTCAAAACTCATGAAATAATTTTTATGATTTTCTAAACTTACAGTGATTTTAATATCGTATGCAGATTTCTTTACTTTTTCCCATTTAGCGTACAATGGACATTCATTACACTGTCTTCCACTAAGAGTAAAACCGCAAGACAGATCAAGGCCGTTTTCACTATCTTTATTTTGATTAAAAGGGCAAGATAAACAAGGTCTAGCATAATTACTATAGTTATTGCGAATTATATTTCGCATTTGATTTGTAACAATGCGATTTATCCAGGGTTCAATGGCTCGCGTTTGATCCCAAAGATGCCATTTTTTATAAATATGCAGCTTTATGATTTGTTCGATATCTTCAAAATCAAACCAAGTAATCGCTTTTAATTTCCATTTATTTTTACGCTTCTTGATTACTTGATCAATTGTTTCATACATCTCTTCAAATTTTTTATTTTTACGCTTCATCAATATCCTGAATTCTTCTAGAACTACATTCTTTTAATGATTGACGCAAAAACTCTTCTTTGCTAAGTTTTTGATAATTCACCCTTCTTCTCGGAGTTTTATCTGTATCTGATAAAGGAGAAGAATTGAACAAATCTTTCGCAAAAAATTTATTATTTGGTTTTTCTATTTCGTAATGTAGTTTTGATGGTTTACGAAAAGACGTTGGAATACCATCATCATCTTCATCAACATTTACTGTAACAATATTATTGGTTTTAGATGATATGTTTTGTAAAGAAGGTTTGCTTATATTAGCGAAACCACCTAATGAGTTGCCACAATTGCTGCAAAATTTAGCTCCAACAATATGTTTACTTCCACAACTTGAACAGTAAATATTACTCATAAATCATTATATCAATGAATGGTGGTTTTATCTAGTTTCTTAAATGTTGCAACGATATATTTTAGTATTTCACTACGCATAATATCTTCTTCGTCGAATTGAAAACAATAAATTCCACGATCTTCGCTTTCTTTATTATTAAAAAGATCGTAGACTTTCATAAAACCAGATTTATTACCAATATCTGATTGCATTGCGTCACCACAAATAAATATTTTAGTATTTTCTCCTATACGAGTTAGAAGAGTAACAAGCTCTTTAGTACTATAATTTTGCGATTCATCAGCGATGATAACTTTATCGTTCCAAGTTGCACCTCTCAAAAAATTTATTGGTAGAGCTTCGATAAAACCATTGGTTTCTAAATATTTTGATTGAGATATAGGCAACAATTCATCCAACTTATCATATAAAGGCATCATAAATGGATTGAACTTTTCATCTACGGTTCCCGGTAACGAGCCTAAAGCTCTTTCTCCAGATTCAGCAATAGTTCTAATATATTTTAATTCAGATCTCTGATTCATATTTAATATATGAAGCGCACAATATACCGCCAAAAATGTTTTAGAACTACCTGCGGGACCATTAATAAAAATAATTTTTGTATTTTTATCGAAAGCTATTTGTGCAAAACTTTTTTGTTTGTCTGTTAAATTGAAGTTTCTAATATTTAATTTGACCGATCTGAAATGATTATCGGCTATTATTTCATTAAAATCATCTTTTTCTTTTTGAATTTTTTTCTTTTTTGTTGACATGATATTTAAAAATTTACACTATATTGTATGATTTTTCACTGTTTAAGTGTTCCTTATTCTCCTACAAGAAAAGATATATCATTATGCGCCTTTATTCAAAAAGTTTATAAATTTTGTGATGAAATGACTAAAAGAGGTCATATTGTCTATCATTATGGCCATGAAGATTCTATTGTTAATTGTACAGAACATATAAATGTTGTTAATAATGATATCTTAAAAGAAAGTTATGGCAACTTAAATGATTGGAAAACAAAAGGGTTCAATCAAAATATAGATACAAAAGCTGTCAAAATATTTAATGAAAATTGCATTCACGAATTAAATAAAAGAATAAAATCTAATAATGAATTCATACTATGTTGGTTTGGCTTTGCACACGAACAGTGTGTAAAACATTTCTATAATAAAGCTATTGTAATAGAACCTAGCATTGGATATGATAGTATGTTTGCTCCAATAAAAATATTCGAAACATATAGTCAAATGCATAAAATGCATGGATTTTCTAAAACGAATATTTCTTTAGGATTAGAACACGTTGTTTATCCAGGTTTCGATAGTAAGGATTTTATTTATAAAAAAGATAAATCAAATACAGCGTTATTTCTTGGTAGAGTAATCGAAGCTAAAGGAGCAAAACTTGTTTATGATATTTGCAATCATATTGGCCAAGATATAATATTTGCAGGGCCAAATATCTTAAATCTCAAAGATACTAAGCATTGTAATTTCATAGGTTTTGTAGAACCTATTCAAAGAATGCATTTATTGAGTAATGCAAAATTTTTATTCGCTCCCTCTTTGTTTATAGAACCTTGTAACTGGACTATTATTGAGGCTCAGTTTTCGGGAACCCCTACAATAACTACGGATTTTGGCGGTTTTTCGGAAACCGTTGTTGATGGAAAAACTGGTTTTAGATGTCAAGATATCAACAGCATGATAAATAAAATAAAAGATATTGATAAAAAAATTGATTCAAAAAATTGTTATGAAAACGCTTGCGATAAATTTTCAATCAAGAAACATTGTGATTCTTATGAGAGTATTTTTCATAACCTATTTTAGATTCAGATAAGTTAGAATTGAAAAATTTCTTTTGAAAATTTTGTTTTGCAACATGTCTTTGATAATTACAAAAATCAACGTATTGAGCGGTTACTTGATTATTCTTAGCTTTGTCAACAGCGTCAAAAGTTAATTCATTAGCTTTAAGCATTTCCTTATATTCTTTAGAGTGTATCATGGATATCCATGTTTCCTTATCAAATTGATTTTGTAAATGTTGATGACATTGAATCCAAGAATTATATGAATCTGATTTTTTATTTTTTTTGATCTCTAAAATACTTAGATAATCAAATGCGTAAGCTTCATCGACAGATAATGTAATCATTTTAATTTAAAAAGTTTCTTTTAGTTTTATTGACAAAAGATTCGCCAGAATATTGACTAGTCACTCTATTGAATAAAATTGCCATGTCAATATTTTCGTCCCAACAAAATTGATTCAACCATCCATCAATAACGTACCAAGGACGATTATTAGAAAAACTTTTTTTAAGAGAATCTTTAATTGTCTTGTTATACATAATACATTGAGTACCAATTATTTTGTCAGTTATAAAACAATCAACTTGATTATTTGGCACATATTTTATATTAGATTGCGGCACACCATAATCTAAAGTTTTTGTATCTCCAAAAGAAAAATAACCAATATTATTTTCTTTGCATGTTGTAGTTATTTTATTCAATAAAATTATAAATTCAGAATGAGAAATTTCAAACAAACAATCTCCCTCACAAACAATCAAAAAATCAATATCGTCATCGAATTCTTGCATTATAGCTTTTTTATGTGAATCAAAACATCCATAATGTCTAGATGTTAATCTATCAGAACTATCAGAAGTCAATAAATCTGGGTATAAACAATTCTTTAAATATTCGTCGCCATCATATAAATCATTTTTATGATTAACGTATTTTATACCATAATCTTCAAACTTTTTAATAAATTCTTTTGATTTTTTTTCACTTTCTGTGACTAATGTTGTTTGAAGGTGAACAATTTTTATTTTTTTTTGAGTAAAGGAAACTGAGTTTTTCAACAATTCATCTATTTTATTGATTACACGTTCTTCTGTAATGTTTTTAGAACATTCAAAATTTTTATTTTCGGGGCACCATGACCAGTTACTAGGATCAAATTTATGATTTACATTATTGAAACAGCTATTACAAACCGACTTGTCATGAACATAATATTCGGTTCCGAATTCAAAAAAAGGATCAACGCTACCATTGATTTTTACTATCTTTTTATTTAAAGCCCAAGCCAACCAAGACAAACCAGAACTCAAACCAATAAAAAATTCACATCCATTCATTATATCAATAATTTCTTCAAATGAATGTTCTCCTGCGAAATAATCTATATTACTAGGGCAAGTGTTAGAATATTTTTTAGTACCAAAACTATAATGTTTATCAACACATACCACTTTATAATTTTTACGCTTAAGATAAGAAACTATTTTTTCCCAAGCACCAGATCTATTCCAATACCTAGATTGAGAAGTTGATTGTATAGCAATACATACATAATTTTCATATCTAAAATTATATTTTTTGGGAACATGAACTTTTGTACGTGTTTCTTTGTATTCTAGACCTAGCAAATCAAATGCGATTTTTTGTAAGTTAGAAGTTTGCCAGTTTTTATTAGTTAGATTTGATTGTTTAATATTATCGAAACAGCCTATTTTATATTCTACATAATAATTTTTATCATTTTTATCAGCATAATTGAAAAAACTAATATTGGAATATTCTTTTTCAAATATATCTTTTTTAGCAGTAAAATAGTCTATTTTACAATTGTGTAATTTTTGAAATTCATCCACAGCGGCCATCCAAGCAATCGAATCACCTAAACTATTCGACTCATTAATTATGCGAACATTTTTCTTACTTAAATCTAAAGTGAAAGTTTTTTGTAAACGTGATTTGAGATTTGTTACAATAATTTTCCAATCACAATAATAAGCGATAGAACATGCGGTCCACATGTTGTTTTTTATTGTTGATCTAAAATGTTCAATGTTATTTTTATTATCTATGAAACGAATTTCATAATCACATGAGACACCACCCAAGATTTCAATTTTTGGAGTTGGAAAGAATGTGCAAACAACTTTATTACGCTCTTCTTCTATATCAGATAAATTAAAATTTATTATATTTAACATGTTTGTTTCAAAACATTTAGATAATAAGTATTTTTCTAAATTATCGTTTTTAATGAAATTTATATTTTTATTATTAGAGTATTGATTTTTTATAGTATTAAGTTCAGACACGAAACAAGGCATGTTCCACGATAAAGCTTCTTTTAGAGCTATTGGATTCAATTCTTCCAAAGATGGCATAACAAAAACATCCATACAAGACATAAACACATCAACATCAGATCTTTCACCCCACACTCTACAATTTTTCTGATTTTTGTCTATACCACATTCATCAATATAACAATGATTACCTACAAAATGAAATAATATCTTATTACTAATAAATTTTTTTGCTAGTTCGAATGTATATTTTTGATTTTTATTTGAATTGAACAAACCTACTTGCAACACATGAATATAACTCGGATCTAAGTTTAGAGATCTTAAAACAGATTCTCTATCCGGTTTGTTTTTCTTAGGAATGTCCATTTCAACCAATAAGCTATCAAAATCATTTTTAATAGCGATATCATAATGATACTTAGAAACTAACCACAATTGATCAGGAATATTTCTTTTTTTAGAAATATCAGATTGTGTAGAGTGAGTCGTCTCATACAACTTGAATTTTTTGTTTTTATCGTACAAAAAGTCAACCATATCTTGAGATAAATTTTTTATTGCAAAATTTTCACTAAATTCATTCAAATGAATGTAGTCTGGATCATATTGCTTTATTTGTTCAATTATATTTTTTGATTTAGAATAAAAAACGTCATCTTGTTCGGTATAATGGCCAACACTAATAAAATTTTCTGCTCCAATCAAATTAATTATTGAATTTCTATGTATTACATATGCATCGCTATATAAATTCCATTCTATGACTTTCACAGAGTAACCTTCATTTATTTTTTTTGAAATCAACCATTCAAGATATTTCGGACTACCACCTGTGGAAAGATGAGCTGTAATAAATAAGAATTTTTTATTATTTTTGTTATTTGTAAAAATAAAATCACAAATTGCGCTAGGTTCTGGATGACAATCAAAATTTGATTTATTTTCTAAACAATTTATTAATGGAGGTATGCCTTGTATAGTTTTCCATTCTTTTACTCCATATTTGATATCAGAAGCGCAAAAAATACCGCACGGCCCACTGATGTAAGTGTATTTATATTCTTGGCTATTTTTTCTAAATGGAGCGCGTAATTTATTGTTTATTGATGAGCCAAGTTGTATGATGTGTGTGTCAGTTGTTCCAGCTAAATGCAATAAACCAGAATCCATTGTTATAAAATATTTAGCTTTGTTTATAACATGCCAACACTGCGAAATATCTAATTTATTTGTAAGATCTATGCCAATAGTAAAATTTAAATTTTTTGTCGGCTTATCAACATTGTAAAAACCTGTTTCATGACTATTTTTTCCAATAAGAACAACAGGTATATTTCTTGAATTTAATAAATCAATCAATCGTTGCCAATTTTTATCAGAATAAGTTCTTGAAGGCCATGTGTTAGCGACATGTAAACAAATATAATCATTTGGTAAATTTTCTATTGTTATAAAATCATTAGAAACATAATCATATTCCATTTCTTTATCACTTAGCATGAAACCTAGATCGATAGCATGATATTGGCGAATATCTATTGTATTATGTTTTTTTTCAACTCCGTAATCATTCTTTTTGCCGCCAACTCCGAGAAATGTGTTAAATATTTCTGAATAAGAACTTTCATCACATTTATCATTAAATTTATATATCTTATCAACGTATTTATTTTTTATGAAAAGCTCTGGATGATACGTGATAATATCTATTTTTCTGTTATAAGATTTTGATAATTTTCGCAACGTAGGAGTAACCGCCAAGCTATCACCAAGCGACTGAGAATGAATTTTTAAAAGATATTTATTCGTCATGTGGTTTTTCACATAATTATATTCATTGTCTGATATTTTTCCGTGATAAAAAAACAAATGTTTAAGATTTTCTGTTGATGGTATGCGACAAAATGTATCTATGAAATAATCAACATCTTTGGGCGCTTGTAAACAAGACAACATTTCAGATATCTTATTTAGAGATTTATCATAATTTTCTGTATTATATGGCAAATTAATTAATGATTGACATAGGTCATCTATGTATTCATATTTTTGCCACAATAAACAATTAGCGACTGTTTCTTCATGAAAAGGCGCATAGAATTTCCAATTATTTATAATTGTCATGTCATTGCAAATAGTTGACCATTCTTTTATAAAATCTGCGCATTTATTATTAAAGAGAAAGACGCCTGTTTGTAGATATTGTTTTCTATTATTGATATCAAATTTCAAATAATTCAAAAGATTAGCTTCTAATGTTAAATTAAGATCACAATTACCATTTATAAATGGATCTCCTTTACCATTGAAAATCATGAAATCATGACAACCTTTATTAAACAAAGGATATTCTGTATTTTTTTTTATTTTATCAAATATATTGTCGCAATTTTTTATTGCTAAACAATCTGCATCAAGATAACAAAAATTATCTTTGGCGCTAAAATTATGCAATGTATCTTCGACGATTAAAGGCTTTAAAAATACATGATGAACTTTGCAAAGATCATTATTTTCTACTGAAGACTTTATTTGAGATTTACGGTTATCTGTTGTTATTTTTTTTACTATTACGTTTTTATATTTACAAATATAGTCAAAATCAACTGTATAAAATATAATTTTATTCGATGAAAATAAAGATAACGTTTCAAAAAGACGTTCGGCGTATTTTATGTATGTTTTGTCACAATGAGTAACATAATAATTCATGTTTTATAAAATAGATTTTAATTTATTGATATCAGCGCAAGAATGCCTAACTTCTTTTCTTGCTTCCTTGTATATTATATTATTTCCAAACTGTTTTGCTAGTGTATTTATAGAAATTGATTGGCCGGTTCCAATATTTAAAATATCATTTTTTACATCAGCAGTTAATAATTTAGAAACATAATTACATATATCATTTACATTTATAAAATCGCGAGTTTGTTCGCCATCACCATATATAATCAAAGGTTGATTATTTTTCGCGGCATTATTAAAAGCAGTAATTACACCAGCATATTCTGGATTTTGACCGTGACCATATACATTAAAGAATCGCAATATTAGATAATCTATATTCCATAGTTGACAATACATTTGTATATATTTTTCAGATGCTAATTTATCTAATCCGTATGGACTGTTAGGTTCTGTAATATCGTTTTCACTAACAGTTCCTTCTTTAGGCCCATACACTGATGCGCTAGAAGAGAATAAAAATTTCTTGATTTTATGAACGTGGGCGGCTTGCAATAATTTCACAGTCAAGAATGTATTGTTGCCAAAACTATTTATCGGATCTTCAAATGATCGCGGCACACTAACCATACCTGCGAGATGAATAATGACATCTGTATCATTAAGAAAAACATCGTTAACGTCAATATCCAATATATCTATTATTTTTTGTTTGTCAGCTGGAAGTTCGGGGCTGCAAATTTTATCTAAATTATATATATCGTGTCCATCATTTAATAACTTTTTTGTGATATGTTTGCCGATAAAGCCGCTGCCGCCAGTTATAAGTATTTTCATGTATTTTTATTATAAAATTGGTTCGTATTTTTTTACATAAATAATAGGATTGGTGGCAGATTTTTTTTGTTTTTTTTTGATAAATAGGGGGGTATGCATATATATTAATTATATGGTTGTATGATAAAAAAGAATGATAATGATATGGGTTTGTATATGTTAGATAATGTGTTAAATAAGAATAAAATGAGATAGAGATTGAGGAAAAGCTCCCCCCACCTTGATGCAACAAATGTCAAGTAAAAAAATTTCAAAAAAATGGGGGGGTATCGCAGCCCCCCCCCCAGGCTGGTTGGCACGATTCCTGCCTAGCAAGTGTTGTGCCAAGCTAACGAAAACCAGGTCGAAAGAAAGTTTAAGAAAGTTGTGGACAGAGAAAGCGCCGATGCCCTACCTTGTACGCATGACGAAGAACAAGTTCACGGTGGTTTCTAAGGTTCGCGACTTCTCTGGCCGTTGGTCCATGCGCTACCGTGTCGAAGGTGCAGACCGAGATGAGGTGGCTTTCGGCAAGTCCGAAAAGCATTGTCTTTTCATCATCCTCAACCGTGTCGGTGCGATTCGTCCGACGAATCCGACGGTTTCCTACCTGCCGCCGAAGCGGTCCAACAGCGGACGGAGCTTCATCAACAACAACGGTTTTCTTTGCGAAGAGTGAAGAAAGTTGTGGACAGGAATCACCCTTTGCCCTACCTTTTCAACATGACGAACGACTTCGCCAACATCAGCGCCGAATCCGACCTTCGCGACCAGATCGCCCTCCGCATCGAAGACTTCACGGGACCGCTTCCCGCGAGTTGGGGCGGCACCTCGATGGAACTCACGGAGGCCGAAAAGGCCGAGGCGAACGCTCGGTTCGATGAACAACACGACTCTTGGATGATGTCGCTTGTCGGCACTATCTAACAACACAGCACAACAACGTTATGCAATACAACTACAAATTGGACAACGACACTCGTTTTACTATTGTTTTCAATCTCAAGCAACGGTTGCAACAGATTGACGCTCTGTTAAACGAAGCTAAAGCTCTTAAGGTGGAGAGCGCTGTGTCACACTGGGCAACCGAGAGCGACAGTCTTAACAATGCAATTAAGACGTTGGAGAATCAAACAAAAGCGCAATACTAATACAACATGATAACACTATCAGAGTATCTTGCTAAACATAATATCCTTATCAACGAAGATACTGTTGTTGAATATCATTTGATAAACGATCCTGACCACGAAGAGTACAAAGACACTATGTACTTTCCTGGTTTTACTGGAGAACAAATTTTTATTGATGAACAAGATAGGCTTGTAATAAATACAGAGTTTGATGATGGCGGCGTCAATGACATAAAGATACCATTGTCACATAAAGGAGAAGATAATGATGGATTTGTTACTGAACTAATTGGAGAGTCAGTAAAGTTAGTATTCTTATCGTAATACAATAAGGCACAGCAAGAACCGTGCCAACCTACATCCAACCTTCAGAAAACGTCATCAACGTACTGGTGAGCGTCGTCCGCGACATCGTCGTGGACAGGTTCTGCGACATCGTCGCAGGTGGGACCGTCGTCGTCCACCCAATTACGGGCGTCCTCGGCGGCGTCGTCCTCGGGACCGTAAAAACCACCGTACACCTCCTCGGGCGCGACGGTGGCGAGATCGGAGATGTCGGACTGAGCGTCAATCATCGAGTTCATGCGTAAACGATAGGACGAAAACGGTGTGGACGCAAGAAAAAAAAGCAGAAAAAAGAAAAAAAATTCTGAAAAAAAAGCTTGACAACGAGATGGTTGCGCGAGTACAATGGGGTATCCCAAGGGGATACCCCCCCTCCCCCCCCCCGGGGGGGGGGGGGGGG